AGGAGTATGATAATGAAGAAAAGAAACCTAAAAAATCATTTGAGGGATTTAAGTTTTGATTCGTATTAATAAAGAAATTCTTCCTGATGGATCTACTAAATTTACTATGACTGAAAGCAAAGTTATTGATACAAAAAAATATATTGAGTTTGTTCGTCAAACTACAAGTCCCGCAAGTAGTGATTTTGCAGCACTTCTTGCACGTATGACTGAACTTGAAGCAACGAATGATGCAGATGTTCCTCGTCTTTTAACTGCTGCCCTTGGCATGACAGCAGAAGCAGGAGAATTTACTGAAGTTGTAAAGAAAATTGTAATGCAAGGAAAACCTTATAATGAAGAAAATGTTTTCCATATGAAGAGGGAACTTGGTGATATCTGTTGGTATCTTGCACAAGCTTGTATGGCACTTGATACTAACTTTGAAGAAGTTCTTCAAATGAACTATGAGAAACTGAGTGCTCGTTATCCTGAAGGGACTTTTGATGTATATCGTTCTGAAAATCGTGTGGAGGGAGATTTGTGACTAAAGAGAAGCAAGTAATAGTTAAAATGGATGCTCGTACAGCAGCAGCAGTTCGACAAGTTCTCTTTGAAGCACAAAAAGGTTATACTTATGATGAAGTAAGTGTTCCCCCTCGTGTTGCTGATATTCGTTCAGTCATTCAAAGTATTGACGACAATCTTGGAGCAGCACTTGGAGTTTGACCCTTTGGGGGTCTTTTTTTATAAATAACTAAAAAGTATTTGTAGAAAAATGGGTCCTCAAGAATTACGCGGTTTGTGTGAAGCTTATACTGCTGTTTATGATGAAGAACTTAGAGATGAGTTGGAAGAAATGTCAGATGAATTTTCTGGCATTGAAGATCTAAGTGATGAAGAAATTGATGCAATTGTTGAAGAAACAATTGATGAGATGCTTGATGAAGGGTATGAGTTTGATGAAGTAGAAGAGATTTTTGAAGAAGTTCTTTCTGAAGCAAGAGTTGATATGGCAGCTCGTGCTGCTGCAAGAAAAAAAGAAATGGCAGCATCAGAAAAGTCTGCAAAAGAAGCAAGACGTAGAGGTGCCTCAGTAGTCAGGAAAGAAAAAAGAGCAGAAGCAATTTCTAAAGTAAAAGGTGCTGTTAAGTCGGCACTTTCAAAAGCAAAAGAAGCAGGTAAGTCTGCTGTTGGTAGAGCAAAGGAAGCAGGTAGATCTGCAAAGTTTCATACTGTCGATAAAACAGTAGCAGCATACGCAACTAAGAGAGGACTTCATCCTGCTGCAGGGATGGCAGCAAGATCAAAAGATCCTGAAAAGAGAAGAGGACTGAGAGCAAAAGTTGCTTCTGATATTAAGGGTAGAATCAAAAAGAAAATTGCTCAAGCACAAGTAGGTGCTTATAGTGCTGCCAGAAAGGCAGGTCAAGCAGCATCTGATGTTGCAGGAAGAGCAAAGCAAAGTGCTAAGAATACTGCAGCAAGGGGTAAGAGAGGTATTAAAGGTGCAGTTGCTGGAGCAGCATCTAAAGTTGCTTCTGGTGCATCAAAGATTGCTTCAAGAATGGCAACTGAAGAAGTTGATGTTTATGATGTTGTTCTTGAGTATCTTCTTGATGGAGGTTATGCTGATACTCAAGAAGCAGCAGAAAAAATTATGTTAAATATGAGTGAAGAGTGGAAAAACGAAATCATTTCTAATTGTGATTGATAAATAAATCGGAAGGTTGCTCTGACCCACTTGACTTTTAGTTGAGTGGGTCTTATACTTTTTATAACGGGGATATAGCTCAGTTGGTAGTAGCACTTGCTTTGCAAGCAAGATGTCATCGGTTCGAGTCCGATTATCTCCATAAATACGGGAATTGAAAAAAAATAAATATAAGTATAATAAAAAGTAATATGAAGAGTTTCTCCCAATTTTTATTTGAAGCAGCACAATCACAAGCATCAATGCAAGCAAAAAAACTTGGATTGCGTGGAGATGGGCACGGTAGTTGGTTGGATCGTTCTGGGAAAACGATAGCAAGAACTGAAGATGGGAAATTGAAGTTTATTGATGGACGACAAGCACCAACAAAACAGGAACCAAAACAATCTGTAGGATCTACTCCTGCACAACAATCAAAAACAGTAACTTCCACACCTACTACTTCTACTCCTCAAAAACCGAAAGTAGAACCTAAAGATCAAGCACCAGAGGAAGGTGATACTCTCACTGTAGTGTTTGGAAGATTTAATCCTCCAACAATAGGGCACGAAAAACTTTTACGATCGGCAAAAAGAATTTCTGTTGGGGGAGATGTTAAGATATACCCATCAAGAACTCAAGATCCTAAAAAAAATCCCTTACCGCCAGATACAAAAATCTCATATATGAGAAAAATGTTTTCTGATTTTGATGAGAATATTATTAATGATCCAAATATGAAAACAATTTTTGATGTCCTTATAAATGCAAATAAAGAAGGATATTCAAATATTAATTTAGTGGTAGGTTCTGATCGTCAATCCGAATTTGAAAATTTAGCTCAAAAGTATAATGGTGATTTGTATACTTTTGATTTAATTCGTGTTGTTTCTGCTGGTGTAAGAGATGCTGATGCTGAAGGTGTGGAGGGAATGTCAGCTTCTAAAATGAGAAAAGCAGTAATGGATAATGATTTTAACTCATTCCGTAGAGGAACTCCAAAAACACTAGATGATGGAGATACTCAAGCACTTTTTGATGCTGTTCGTCAGGGAATGGGTGTTAAGAAAACAAAAATTAAAAAGGAAAGTTATAATTTATGGGAGATTGCCCCAAAATTTGATATGAAAAATCTTCGTGAAAATTATGTAAAATGTAAGATTTTTAGAATAGGTGATAAAGTGGAAAATTTAAATACTGGATTGATTGGAGAAGTAATGCGTAGAGGAACCAATCATCTTATTTGTGTAACTGAAGAGGGTTATATGTTTAAATCTTGGATTAAAGATTTGATGGAATATACTGAAGTAAAAATGGATAAGATGTATAGACTTCCTGGAAAGCCAAATACTTTGGCAGGAACTACTGGATATTTAAAATATGCAGTACAACAAACTCCAGGGTCTACATTGGGTAAGAAAAATATTCAGCAAGGTGGTAGAGTATTTTTAGATTTCATAAATAAGTATAAGAAAAAGAAAGTAAGTGCTTAAAAATGTCTATCAATCCTCTGAACGATATTTCTAAAGTTTATTTGGAGCAAGTTGCTGTTTCTGAAGCAAAAGTAGATAAATTAAAACCAGAGCACGAAAGGGCCACTGCAAGAGATAAAAGAAGTGAATTTTCTGATCTTCCAGGATCTGGTGCAAGACGTGCAAGAAGAATTGCTCATCGAGAAAGAGATGAAATGAGAAAGGATGCGAAAGATATCCGTAGGGGTAGATTAGATGCACCTCAATTTCAGGGAAAGACTGGGCAAGAACGCATTACCCAAGTTAAAAAAGCAATGGGTATGAAGGAAGAAAAAAAACCCAATGATGGCAATCTAGCAAATAATTATCCTCCATATGATAAAGTCACCAGAGGAGATGTAATTGCTGGTAGACTTGGTAAAGATGAAATGGGTGGAAAGAAAAAAGTAACTAAAGAAGGATATTCTAATTGGAGACAAGATCTTTCTGAAGTTCTTGGTAATGTAAAGGACGATAAAAAAATTGCAGAGAAAAAAATTAATAATAAAATTACAATTAATCCTAAACTTGATCTTGGTGAAGCAATTGAAAATCTTGGTGGATCTTTAGTTGAAATGGTAGAACTTGATGAAGAATTTATTTATGAAACTGCTAATATTGCAGCTGAATATTTTTATGAAATGGGTTTGAATGAGTTTGGGATTGGCATTTTAATTGAAGAACTTGGACTTGAAGGTTTTGTTGATTTTGTCTTTGAATTATCTGAGGAATATACTTTAACTGAAGCAAGAAGAAGTGGTAAAATTGAACCAGTGACTGCCAAAGGAACGGCATTTAAATCTGGAAAACCGACTGGAAAATCATTACAAAGACTTCGTGCCCAAAAAGCAGCAAGAAAAGAAGCAGAAGCAAAAGCATCTTCATCAAAACCATCAGGAATGAAAGCAGCACTTCAAAGACAGTCTGCTGTTGCAAGTGCTAAAAAACAACAACCCACAAAAAAACCAATTAAGGATAGAATTGCTAAAGGAGTTTTAAGTGCTCTTGATGCATATCAGAAGGGTATGGAACGTCATAGAGCAGCAACTGCAACTGCTGGTAAAGCATTGAGAGTTGCTGGAAAGGGTGCTTCTGAGTTTGGAAGAGGAGTTGCCTCTGGAGTAAAAACTGTAGGTAAAGTTGCAAAAGATGTTCGTAGAGTTGTTGGGGAAAGTGAAGAAATTGATGAAGCAAAAGTAGAATCTGGGGAAAGTGAAGCAACTAAAAAGGACATCAGAAGTCGTCGTTATGTTGAAAAAACAAAAGGTGCCGAAGGTGTAAGAAATTATGATGCAATGGGTTCTACTGCTCCTAATTGGGTGACTGCAGCAAGACGTAGAGCACATAAATCGGAAAGAGGAATTAAAAGAGAAGAGTTTGAATTGGATGAAAAAACTTTAAGTGCTGCTGAGACTAAAAAGAAAGAAGAAATTGTAAAATCAATGAAGGATAAAGCAGTAGATTTTGAAAAGAGATATCCTGGTCGTGGTAAAGAAGTAATGTATGCCACTGCCACTAAGATGGCAAAGAAGATGTCTGAGCAGGCAATGGAACTGCAACCAAAATCGCAACAATCATCACAACCCGAAAAATCCGATCAGCAACAAAAAAAGTTGCAGCAACAACAAGATAGAATGAGACAACAAGAAGTTCAAATTATTCAAAGAAAACTTCAAACATTAAGATCTGCACCTAAAGGATCTGATCCTTCTATTATGGCTGGATATGAACCAGAAGGTGGGATGGTTGATGAGGCAAGAGCAGAAGAAAAAAGAGGATATGGTTCCACTGGGGCACAAAGACAAAAACAAAAAACTGGAGTTACAACTTCTTCAGGTCAAGTTGCACACCCAGCAACTTCTTATTCAGGAGGACAAAATCCTCACCTAAGAGGTAAAGGTGGTGGAAATAAAGAGCAAAGAAGAGCAGCAAGTCGTAGATATGTTGATCAACCAGGTGGAGTTTATGCCAAACCTGAAAATAAACAGGGTGAAGGCAGATATGCTGAAAAACAGGCAAGAAAAAGACCCGATCTTGGTTCTAGATTTGATTGATAGTTAAAAAACAGTAAAATCCCTAAATAGGTTAGGACACTTCCAAACACGGAGGACATTATGGGCGCACTTGTAGAACTAGTAAAACCACTTCTTCTTTTAGCAGTTAACTCTTGCCACACCAAGAGACTTGTATGTGATCTTCTTGATCGTTATGTCAAGACCACTGATAATGATGTTGATAATGTAATTGCTGCTACAGTAAGAACAGCACTTCTCAAAAATTGCTGATAAGTAGATACAAAATATCTCAAAAAGGAGACCTTTAAGTAGGGTCTCTTTTTTTTATAAATATTCTTAGAATAACAAATTGTAGGTAACACGAATGGCACTCTGGGGAAATAATGATGCTAAAGGTTCTGGTGGAACAGTATCTCTTAATTATGATACCCTTGTTGTAACCGGTTCAGGCACTACTTTTGGGCAAGTTGGTGCAGCTGCAACCGGTGACATAATCAGATTTGGAAACAGAACTGGCACCTATTACGGTGACGCAGTAATCGTTGGTATTGCAAGCACAACTCAACTATCAATCGGTAGAACCTGTGGATTGAGTGGTGCTGCTATTTCTGGAGTTCAATTTGACATCAGCGAACTTCCAAAGTATACAATTAAAGATCCAAGATATCAGCAAATTTTTACAGATCCCACCGAAACTTCACTTGTTCTTTCTACCACAGCATCCTTAACTGCTGGTATTGCAACGAGTATTGTATATGTTGGAAGCACTTCTGGAATTACAACAGGAGACACTCTTGTAAGTGGTAGTGTATCCCGAATTGTAGTTTCTTTTGCTTCAACGTTTGTCTCTCTTGCTTCCACAATTGCTTCTGCAATTACTTCAGGAAGTAAGGTTGATTTTACTAGAGTGACTGGTGGTTATGAAGCATCAATTTATGGTGTTGCTGATGGTGGAATGGATTCTGCAGCAACTACCACATATCAGTTAAGTCACGCAGGTTGGGTTGGTATTCAAACCTATATGGATGCAGAGGGAAATCTAAGAGTTAAGAAAGAAACTCTTGTAGCAATGTCTGGTATTACTACTGGCAATACTCCACTTTATGATAGCAATCCACTGCTTTGATATTGTATGATTTTTAATGAATTGAATGAAGATAATTTTCTTCTATTTGCAATTAAACATTATGAAAATCCTCAGGCAGTTACCAGAGAAGATTTTGATAAAGATTTAAATCATTTCAAGTATATTAAAAGATTATTGAAAAGATATAGAAATACTGGTGAACTTAAAACTCATCTTCTCTTGAATCATTTTATTATTCTTTACAATATATTTGGTGAAGCAACAACTCCTATGTTGTTTTTTAAAATTGAAAAGGAACTTTGGTCTCCTGTAAAAAGTTTTATTATTTTTTTGAATAGACTTCCAGAATATCCAAAATCAAGTATTCACGATATACAAGTTGATTTAAATTGTTTATCTAAACTTCAGCAAATCTATAATGGACCTCAAGAAACTTGATAAAATTATTTCAATCATCCGTGAGCAAATGGTAGCAAATGCTCCTGGAGGATCTGGTGGATTTAGTGGTTCAGCAGATCCAAAAGGACCTGTTGCTGGATTTGATCCTGTTATGGGAAAAGTTCGGAAAAGATATATGAAAGGAAAAAGAAAACCTTGGTTAGATTATCTAAAAAATAAATAAAAGAGAGAGAATTCAAAATTATAAATTGAATTGGGATATTTACAATACCCAAAACAATGGAAGAAGTAAAAGTAGCAGTTCTAGAACAAAAACTTGAAGATCTCAAAGATATCATCGTCAAAATTGATGATGCTATTGAAAAGATGAGTGAGGTAAATAGTAATGTCGGTAAAATGCTTGCCGTTCATGAACAAAGAATTACCAAGCAAGAAGAGATTGACAACTTACTCTTTACTAAAATTGACAAACTCCGTGATAAAGTTGACATCGATTATAACCTCGTTGTGTCAAGAGTACAGGTAATAGAAAAAAGAGTTTGGATGGCCATCGGTGCAGTTGCCTGCATTACTTTTTTAATAAATAACACCCGTGTCATTGAAATCTTGACACCAGACTCCTCAGGTGCTACGATAGAGCAACGCAATTTTGAAAATTAATTATGGATTTTGTTGATGTTAAATACATCAATTTGATTTCTTCCCGATTCCAAAAGTTTAAAAAGGTAAAAAATAATCTTTATAACTTTAGGTGTCCAATTTGTGGAGACTCTCAAAAGAACAAAAATAAAGCACGGGGATATCTTTATCAAGTTAAAAATAATACAAACTTTAAGTGTCATAATTGTGGAATCAATATATCGTTTAACAATTTTCTTAAACAGATAGATTCGACAATTTACAAACAATATACTTTTGATAAGTTCAAAGAAGGACATACTGGTAAGAATTTTACAGTAGAAGAACCTGTATTTAATTTTGAAGCACCTCAATTCAAACCGAAGTTAGATTTACCAAAAGCAGCAGAAAATCAAAAAGCAAAAGAATACTTAGAAAGTAGAAAACTAAATCCGGATAAATTTTATTACACTGATAAATTTAAATCGTGGACAAATTCTCTAAAAGAAGTCTTCGATGATACCACCAAAGATGAACCTAGGATTATCATTCCTTTGTTCTATCAAAATACTTTAGTTGGATTTCAAGGTAGAGCACTTGGTCCAAGTAAGATCAAATACATTACTGTAATGCTGAGTGATGACGCACCAAAAATCTATGGACTCGATGAAGTTCAAAAAAACAAAACTGTATATGTCACCGAAGGACCATTTGACTCAACCTTCATTTCAAATGCGATTGCTATGTGTGGAGCTGATGGTGATGTTAGTAAGTGGGGCATTAACAATCCTGTTTGGATATATGATAACGAACCACGTAATTCAGAAATCCTATCAAGAATTTCCCGTGTTATCGAAATTGGACAAAAAGTTGTCATCTGGCCTTCATCAATAAAAGAGAAGGATATTAATGATATGATTTTGTCTGGACTTGATGCTCAGAACGTGATAGAATCAAATGCATATTCTGGATTAGAAGCAAAACTTAAATTTACTACCTGGAAAAAAGTATGAGTAAAGGTACAAAAGTAGTCAAGAGAAATGGATTGATCGAATCTCTTGATTTAGACAAGATGCACATAATGGTTGAAGAGGCATGTAAAAACCTTGCTGGTGTCTCTGCAAGTCAGGTTGAAATGAAGTCTGGCATTCAATTTTACAATGGTATTACTACATCTGAAATTCAAGAAATTTTGATTCGATCTGCTTCAGATTTGATTGATTTGGATCATCCAAACTATCAATATGTTGCTGCCCGTCTTCTTTTGTTTTCGGTTCGTAAGCAACTTTATGGAAAAATGATGGAACTTCCACATCTTGAAGAACACATCTATGCTTGTGTAAATGCGGAAGTATATGATTCTGACATTTTTAACAAATACTCTAAAGAAGAGATTGATTTTGCAAACTCTTTTATTCGTCACGATAGAGATTATTTGTTTACTTATGCTGGTCTTAGGCAGGTAGTTGATAAGTATCTTGTTCAGGATCGTAGCACTGGTGGAGTATATGAAACTCCTCAATTCATGTATATGATGATTGCATTGACTGTTTTTGCGGAATATCCAAAAGAAACCAGAATGTCATACGTTAAGAGGTATTATGACGCAATCTCAAGACACAAGATCAACATCCCAACACCAATCATGGCAGGAGTGCGAACTCCGCTTAGACAATTTGCTAGTTGTGTCCTTGTTGACGTTGATGACACCCTCGATAGTATCTTTAGCAGTGATATGGCTATTGGCAGATACGTGTCACAGAGGGCGGGCATCGGCATCAACGCTGGTCGAATCCGTGGCATCAACAGTAAAATCAGAGGGGGAGAAGTTTCGCATACGGGTGTTATACCATTTCTCAAAAAGTTTGAAGCAACTGTCAGATGTTGCACGCAAAATGGCATACGAGGTGGATCCGCGACAGTTCACTTCCCCATCTGGCACCAAGAAATAGAGGACATCTTAGTCCTCAAAAACAACAAAGGTACTGAGGACAATCGTGTTAGAAAACTTGACTATAGCATCCAGATCAGTAAACTCTTCTATGAAAGGTTTATTCAAGATGGTGAGATTACACTTTTCTCCCCGCATGATGCACCTGGACTTTATGATTCTTTCGGGACAGACAAGTTTGACGATTTATACGTTCAATATGAAAACGATTCGTCCATTCCGTCGAAAACTGTTAAAGCACAGGAACTCATCCTTAGCCTTCTTAAAGAAAGGGCTGAGACGGGTCGGATCTACATCATGAATATTGATCATTGCAATTCTCATTCATCCTTCAAGGATAAAGTTGAGATGAGCAATCTTTGTCAAGAAATTACTTTGCCAACTTATCCGATTCAGCATATTGATGGTGAAGGTGAAATTGCACTTTGTATCCTTTCTGCGATTAATGTTGGTAAAGTAAAATCGGACGAAGAACTTGAGGAACTTTGCGATCTCTCTGTTCGTGGTTTGGATGAGTTGATTGATTATCAAAAATACCCCGTAGTGGCAGCTGAGATCGTTACCAAGGCACGTCGTTCTCTTGGTGTGGGATTTATTGGTCTGGCACACTATTTGGCAAAACTTGGGTTTAACTATGATTCTCAAGGAGCTTGGGATGCAGTACACGGACTTGCAGAATCTTTTCAGTATTATCTCCTAAAAGCATCAAATCAACTTGCAAAAGAAAAGGGGTATTGTGAATACTTTGGACGCACCAAATATGCTGATGGCATTCTCCCTATTGATACATACAAAAAAGATGTAGACGAAATTTCTTCTATTCCTTACCAGCATGATTGGGAAACACTTAGAGCATCTATCTTGGAACACGGTCTCAGGCACTCAACACTGTCCGCACAGATGCCATCGGAGAGCAGTTCCGTTGTGTCAAATGCAACCAATGGAATCGAGCCACCTAGAGACTACTTGTCCGTTAAGAAGTCAAAGAAAGGACCCCTTAAGCAAATCGTTCCTCAATATCAAGCACTTAAGAACAACTATACACTTTTGTGGGATATGCCTAGCAATCGTGGGTACATTCATATTGTTGCTGTTATGCAAAAATTCTTCGATCAAGCGATTAGTGGAAACTGGTCCTATAACCCAGAAAATTATTCAGACAATGAAGTCCCAACTTCAGTAATGGCAAATGACTTTTTGACTACATACAAGTACGGGTGGAAAACTTCCTATTATCAAAATACCTACGATATTAAAACCGATGAGGTGGTGGAAGAGAAACCCAAACTTCAAGATTTGCTAAGTGAGTTAAGTTCAGTAGAGGAGGGAGAGTGTGAATCCTGTGCAGTTTAAAATTTCTTCAACAGAAGAACAAACACAAGTCAAGGGGATGACGGTTTTTAACACTGAACAAGTGAATACAAAAAAACAACCGATGTTTTTTGGAAAACCCCTTGGGATACAACGATATGATTCATACAAATATCCAGTCTTCGATAAACTGACTACACAGCAATTAGGATACTTCTGGAGGCCCGAAGAGGTGTCTCTTCAGAAGGATCGTGGTGACTATCAAACTTTGCGTCCAGAACAGAGGCACATTTATACTTCAAATTTGAAGTATCAAATTATGCTTGATTCTGTTCAGGGTCGTGGACCTGGAATGGCTTTCATTCCATATTGCTCATTGCCTGAGTTGGAAGCTTGTATGGAGGTATGGGGATTTATGGAGATGATCCATAGTCGTTCATACACATACATTATCAAAAATATCTATTCTGATCCAAGTGAAGTGTTTGATATGATCATTAACGATGAACGTATCCTGGAACGTGCTAAGAGCGTTACAGAATCATATGATGACTTTATTCAAACCGCACAAGATTATGGTTCATCCAATGTTTGGATGCACAATCTTGAAAAAGTTTCATATGCACAACAGAGTCTCAATGATGTTAAACGAAAATTATACAGAGCAATCGCAAACGTTAACATTCTTGAAGGTATTCGCTTCTACGTTAGTTTTGCTTGTAGTTTCGCCTTTGGTGAACTTAAGCTTATGGAAGGATCAGCTAAGATCATCTCTCTTATCGCAAGAGACGAAAATCAACATCTAGCCATTACTCAGAATATTCTGAATAAATGGCGTGATGGTGACGATCCAGAAATGAAACAGATCATGAAAGAAGAGGAAGAGTGGACATATAAGATGTTTAATCGTGCTGTAAATGAAGAAAAACGATGGGCAGATTATCTGTTCAAAGATGGTAGCATGATTGGACTTAACGATAAACTTCTTCAACAATACGTTGAGTGGATTGCTAATAGAAGATTAAAGGCGATTGGATTAAAACCTCAATACGATATTTCAGCAAACAATAATCCACTTCCTTGGACTCAGCACTGGATTTCCTCTAAAGGTCTCCAGGTGGCTCCCCAGGAAACCGAAGTAGAAAGTTATGTAGTCGGTGGAATTAAACAAGATGTGAAAAAAGACACATTTAGTGGTTTTAAATTGTAACAATCAATTTAAAATTTATAGATAGAGGAGGTAACCCCTCCTCTTTTTTTATGATACACGTTACAGATATTTACTCCCTTAAAGCAAAGTTATTTAAACTCAAACACCAATTGGATCAAGAACATAGATATCCTGGAGAAAAGGAACTTGTCCATAAATATCTTAATAAAGTTCTTGATTATGTAGATGAGTTGCAGTTATACTAATCCATGGTATTATAAAGGTGAACCTTTTGAATCTAAAGATATTGAAGACTATTTTGGATTTGTTTATCTAATAGAAAACAAATCTAATGGTCGAAAATACATAGGTAGAAAATATCTGTGGCAATTTAGAACTCCAAAAGGAAAAAATCGTAAAGTCAAATCGGAATCAGATTGGAAAAAATATTATGGGTCTTGTCCGGAACTTAAAGAAGACATTGAAAAATTTGGCAGAGAAAATTTTAGTAGAACTATCTTATCATTACATAAAACAAAGGGCAAAACAAACTATGAAGAGACAAGACAACTCTTCACAAATAACGTACTCACAGAGTCCCTTGACAACGGAGAACCCGCATTCTACAATAGCAACATCCTTTCAAGATACTACAGAAAAGATTATTATGAACGCAACCACTGAAGACATTGTTGCTCGTGTGAGAGAGTGGTCTCTTGATCGTGCTGCAGATAAAAGTATTTCAAAAGCAGATGCTCGTGCTATTCTTGCAGAATTCTATGAATGGATTGATCCTGAAGAAGACGAACTTGAAATTGTCTCTTTGGAACCAGAGGATTGACAAATCCTAAATAATCACTTATAATGTTTAAGCAATCCTTAAAAAGATTGCTTTTTTATTATGAGATTTTGAGTGCGATTTAGAGCCCAGGAAATTGCCCCTTGAGAAAGGGGAAGTGCGCTTTTTCTATTGGGATGTAGAGTTCAATCAATTTTAATGCTTTTTAAAACACTTTCAATTCTTGCCGTTGCTATTTCAGGACTGGCACCCCTTCAAGCAAAGGCAGCGAGTGGATGTTCCCTCGCATCACATTATGGAATCGGTGACGGATATCATGGGCAGACGACTGCAAACGGTGAAAGATTTAATGCTTACGGAAAATCAGTAGCACATCGTTGGTTACCATTTGGTACTAGATTAAGAGTGACAAATCAATCAAATGGGAAATCAGTAATTGTGCGTGTAAATGATCGAGGACCTTATGTAGGTGGTAGAGACCTTGACCTGTCTTACGGTGCGTTCTCTTCTATTGCCTCGCCAGGGCAAGGAGTCACTAACATCTGCTATGCAACTTTATAGTATCTAATAAATACTGGGGAGTGCTGCAGAACTCCCCTTTTTTATGTTTAAATTTAATTTTGGAAATAAAAAACCAGATATAAAACAATATGCAATTATAGGAATCGTATTATCATCTATTATTGCAGCACTTTCACAATGCACTGGAATTCATGAAAAAAATCTTTGGGATTTATTGGACGAAATTCAAAGAAGATATTTCCCACAAACAATTATTAATGAGTTTATACTTAAAGATCCTGAAAAACTGAATCGTAGAATTCAAAGGGATGTGGATAAAGCAATACATAATGTGGAACCTGAATATGATAGAATCATTCGAGAAGCAGATCGTAAATTTCAACCCCGATATCAGAACTTGCAAAACGATGAGACTGTGTGCTATACTGATGAATGTAAGTCATTAGCACCTCCTATGAGAATTTGTGCTCCTTGGGTTGACACCTGTCCCAAGGACTGATATGATAAGTAGGTAAACAAATGGGCTAGTAACTCAGTGGAACAGAGTAACGCTCTTCTAAAGCGTGAGTCGTTGGTTCGAATCCAACCTAGCCCGTATGTCGTTGTGGCGGAATTGGTAGACGCGCTGGGTTTAGGTTCCAGTAGATTAATCTGTGAAGGTTCAAGTCCTTTCAACGACACTTGACAATCAAACTTAAATGGTTTATGATTGTCTCATATGCGAATGTGGTGTAGCGGTAACATCCCATCCTTCCAAGTTGGTGTCACGGGTTCGATCCCCGTCATTCGCTCTGAACCTTCGGGTTCTTATTCCCCTATAGCTCAATTGGCAGAGCACGGTGCTGTTAACACTGGGGTTGTTCGTTCGAGTCGGACTGGGGGAGTAGGGAGGACTGGAAATGTCTGGGACTTCCTCTAAATCCTAAGTTTTCTTAGGTCGGGGACTTGATCACCCCCGTTCGTTGCGGAGAGTGTCTTCCGCGAGTGGTGGGCACTCACTACTCATTTGGGCGATTGGCGCAGCGGTAGCGCAGCTGCTTTACACGCAGACGGTCATTGGTTCGAATCCGATATTGCCCACTTGCATAAATATTGTAAAAAGAGTATAATGGAAAAACTGTTTAAACTCTTAAGTGATGCTCAGTCATCACTTTTTGTTTTGTTTCATAAAACTTGGGCATTTCACTGGAATGTAGTTGGAGAAGATTTTACTCAACTTCATCAACTCTTTGGTGGACAGTATGAAACAATGTTTGAAGAGATTGATAGGCTCTCCGAACATATGAGATACTTAAACATTAAACCATTGAGTTCACTTTCAAGAATGCTTGAGGTAACTCAAATCAAAGAAGCAGCAAGTTCAACGGGAGCAAGAGAAATGCTTCAAGAACTTTTAGATAATAACATTAAATTTTGCGAATTAATGCAAGAGATTTCAGAGGAATCTGAAACTCAAAAGCAATATGCAACTGCTAATCTGGTGCAAGATTTAATGGAATCTCATGGTAAGTTTGTCTGGCAATTAAGATCGCATTTACAATGAATAGGATGAATATCAATGATTATCGTAAGATGTAGAGATTGTAATAAAGAGATTGCGAGCACAAATAAAACTCAAACTTGTGGTTGTCCTAATATGATGGCTGTAAGAGGAGATAATGTATCCGCAGTTGACTTAAGTAGAGTTGTTATGGTAAACTCTACACAGAAAGAACAAAAGAACTTTCTAACAACACAAGATATTGCCTGGCAAGAGGCAAGACGCCAACGCAAAGTAAAGCGTTTGGACTTTGAAATTCGATGAATTTCTTTATGGAGAGTCAATCCGATTGGCGACGGAACCTGTCTTGAAAACAGTTGAGGTGTTAAAGCCCTTGGGCGTTCGACTCGCCCACTCTCCGTTTAAATGGTTACGAACTTAACAATTTCTTCAACAGTGTTACGTATTGAACACAATTGTTGATGTTTAAAGTTTTCTGATTAGTATATATTAGTAATATGCACAAAACCCATGGATCAACATACTTATGAGAACTGGGTGAAAATTAAAGCAACCTTTGAATCTTCTGGTAATACCAATAATATGTTCTATAAAAGAGCAGTTGAAATTGTTAAAACACGAAAAGATCCTCTTGCAAAATATCTTGGAGATGAGAAATGATGCACGAACAAGATGAATTGATAAGTCGATCTGAAGTTCAAGAGATGATTGATCGAGCAATTGACAAGCACAATAAAACTGCTACAATGATATCAGCAGCAATCGGTTCGGTTCTGCTTTTTTTCTATGCCCACGGTGTTATTGCCATCATAGATAGAATACGATGAGACACCTTATTGTAACTTTACTGAATAATAACATTTTCTTATTCTTTCTTTGCTACCTCTTGACAGTGACTCCAATCTTGGGTATAATGATCATACACAAAAACAAATAACGGGGTGTAAGTCAGAGGTAGACGGCTTGCTTTGGGAGCAAGAAGACACTGGTTCGATCCCAGTCACCCCGACTCATAAAACTCACTTTATGAATAAAATGAATCAAGAAATTGAAGAACTTCAATCATTTACAATCGAAGAGTTTCAGGCAGATTTTGATAATCTGATAGATAGAGTTCAAAATGGAGAATCATTCTTGATACAAAGTGAGCACGGAAATGCTATAATGGTTCCTTACAATGAAGTCATACGAATATGTGAGGAATCAAATGTGGATTTTGAAGAGATAGTTAAAATTCACACAGATCACGAAGAAGGTTCGTGATTTTTATGGGAATATAGCTTAATGGTTAGAGCGGCCTGCTTATAACGGGTTAGTCTGGGTTCAACTCCCAGTATTCCTACCTTGCTGGTTTACCCATCTGGTGATAGGAGCGTCCTCATAAGACGATATAGGCGTGTTCAATCCACGCAACCAGCACTTGACAGAATCCCTGTCAAACCTGTATAATACATAGGTCAACATTCAAAACAATGACTCTTACAGAAAAATTCAAGAAAGACGTTCAAACCCTTCGTGGAGCAGCAAACGGAGACTTTTATCTTGATGTAAAGAATCCGAAACTTTACAAAAAAGTCCGCCGTTATTATGAAAACGAGGGTGTAGTATTCTCTGGTGATCCTCTGGATGACTATGAAATGCTTATGGAGTACGTTCTTGCTGACATTGAAACTGTTGAGGTTGCTTGATGAAAGTTCTTCTTGAACGCAGTGGATATCGTTTTATTCAAGATGGTGTCCTCGAAATCAATGGAAAACCAGATTATCGTATGCAAAAGAAAAATGAGTGGACCAAACGTTGGAACGACATTTATCTTTTTGATAACCAAATGCAGTGTCTAACTGCTATGGAGGATCACCAATATGCACGTTGGTTAGATTCTGATAATCCTGGTGCCTATCGTCATTATACATAGTCACGGATGGACTTTAACAGCACTGGTCGGGAGCAAACCCCTTATGTCTAAAATAGGTATCTTAAGATATCTTGGAAATCTTCTTCTCATTATTGGTTATCAAACTATGTTATGGGGAGATTTTAAGTATGGTTTGTTAGTTAAATGTATTGGAGGTTTACTGACAGTTCCTTTTGCTATCAAACTTAAACTTTGGGATGTATTATTCCTGTGTGCTTTTTTTGGTATTTCCGAGATATCAAAAGTAGTACAACTTTTCCTAGTTCAGTCAAACTAGGTGGTGGAGTCAAAATGACCCCTTATGAGTTTACGGCATCTCTCAAATGACGTTGGTGCGGATGGGACTCTCTCCCGCCTGGTTTCTTATTTCCAGTCAAAGAATAAGTGGCGAGCCTGAGTTACTTGGGAGGTTGACAATAACCTCCTTTTTTTGTATGATATAAAAAAATATCTAAACTATGATTGGATTTAATGCATTGGGGCAACTTGGAAGACTTGGAAATCAAATGTTTCAGTTTGCCTCGTTGAAAGGTATTGCAAGAAATCGTGGATTGGAATATTGTATCCCACCGTCAAAAAATGAAAATGAATGGACGGATCATCAACTGTTTAATCCATTTAAATTAACAAATGTAAATCAGTTAAATATTCAATACATTGATTTGGATAGACCGACAATTGTAGAGCAATCCTTTTCTTTTGATGAAAAGTTATTTAATGAATGTCCTAATTGGGTTTCTATTCAAGGATATTTTCAAACAGAAAGATATTTTAAACATATAGAAAAAGAAATTAAAGAAGATTTTGAGTTTATAGACGAAATTTTTAATCCTTGCAAAGAAATGATATCGGGTTTTGATAATCCAATATCGTTACATATTCGAAGAACTGATTATGTGACTAATCCGAATCACACTACTTTAAGTCTTGGATATTATGAAAAAGCACTTAAAGAATTTGATAGAGATTCTACAGTCCTTATTTTTTCAGATGACTCAGAATGGTGTAACCAGCAAGAACTTTTTTCTGACGATAGATTTTTAGTCGCTGAAGGAAATTCTAATTATGTAGATCTTTGTTTAATGACTCTTTGTTCTGGACACATTATTGCTAATTCATCATTTTCTTGGTGGGGTGCTTGGTTGGCAAACACTAAAAAAGTAATTGCTCCAGATGGATGGTTTAAAGGGTCTGATAATGAACACCTAGATACTAATGATATAATCCCAGAGAATTGGGTGGTGATTTGATGAAAGTTGCAATTTGTTTTATTGGAACGGGAAAGTACTTAAACTTCCTTCCAAAGTATTATGAAAATATTCAAGAGTATTTTCTTCCAGGAGTAGAAAAAACATTTTTAGTTTTTACTGATGGAGAAGGTGATTTTCCTGAAGATATAAAAATCTATCAACAAGAACACCTTGATTGGCCATATATTACACTTAAAAGATTTGAAATCATTCAAAAAGCAAAAGAGGAAATAGAAAAAAACGATTGGTTTGTTTTTATTGATGCTGATGCATTGGTGATTGATACTATTCATACAGAAGAATTTTTTGATGAAACTAAACCTTTTTTTGGAGTTCATCATCCCTGCCACTTTTTACAGATGCCTCCACATAATGAATATCCTGGAGCATTTGAAACTAATCCATTATCCCTTTCACATATAACCAAAACTGATGATCTATCTATATATTATCAGGGTTGTTTATGGGGAGGTAAAGTCCCTGACGTTCTTGGATTAATTGATGAACTTAGTAATAGAGTCAATCAAGATTTAAAAAATAATGTGATTGCAGTCTGGCACGATGAAAGTCACTTGAACAAATTTTTTATTGAAAGAAAAGAATCTGTTCGCACCTTGGGACCAGAATTTGCATATCCAGAAGTTTTTTCTGAATATTGCAATTTTTCTAAAAAAATAGTACACTTATCTAAAGACAATTCAAAATACCAAGTATGATTAAATTAGTAATTCTTGATGTTGATGGTGTGATGACAGATGGCACCAAGTATTATGATAGAGATGGTAAAGTTGTTCTAAAGTTGTTTTGCGACAAAGACTGGACAGCAATAAAAAGATTTCGTGCTATTGATATCCCTGTTGTGTTTATAACTGGAGATCCTTATAACGAGATGATTCTTAAAAATAGAAATCTCCCTGTAGTAGTTAATAGGGGAGATGGATTTCATAGGGATAAAGTTAATTTCTTAGATGAAGTTTTAAATGAATACAATTGTGAAAGGGAAAATGTAGTTTATTTGGGTGATGATTTATTTGATTATGGAATTATGAATAAAGTTGGGTATCCATATTGTGTTTCTAATTCACCAAGAACTCTTAAGCAAATTTCTGATGTTCTCCAATGTAATGGGGGAGAAAATGCAGTAATGTATTTATTTGAAGAACTTGAAGATAAAAATCTTATCCCTATAGTTTCATATGATACAGTGATGGAAAAAATTTATGATTTAGATTTGAAGGAAAAATTTTAATGAAAGATATTTCTCTTTACGGTCATTTGACTATTGATACAATTTTAGATGGAAGACAAGAGAAAAAAACTCTTGGATCAATGGCAAATGTTTGGAAAGCACTCGTTAACTTGGATTCTTCTTTGGATATTGGACTATCTCCAATTGATATTGGGGAAGCCTTAATTTATACAGATCTTGAGTCATCTAAAAGATATTCAAAAGCTTCTTTGAATATCAAACAATATGAACCAAAAATATTTTCTTCAAAAATACACCATTTAATTTATATAAATGAGATGTCAAAACTTGACTTTATATCAAGTTTAAATGGTATAATAACAGCAGATGTTTGTTCTGGGAAAAAATTAAATAAAGATATTCTTAGATTTGTTGACTATCTTTTTATATCTGATGAAGATATTGATGATTTTTCTTCTTTAGTTGATTCTACAAAAGGTTGGGTAATATTGCATAGATCTGATGGTAGTGTTTTTTCTAATGGAGAGGAAGAATATTTTTTTGATATTCCAAAAGAAAAAATTTTGAAAAATGTAAATGTTTTAGGATCTGGTGATATATTTGCTTCTTGTTTTCTTTATAAATTACTAGGAGAGAACGGAACGATCAGAGATTGGATTGAATTTTCTCATAACAAAACAACTGAAATTCTTAGAGATTCTATATGAAACCAAATATTCTTGTTCCCATGGCTGGTCTTGGGAGTCGTTTTATTAAAGAGGGATTTAAAGTTCCTAAACAATTAATCAATATTAAAGATAAACATCTTATTGATATTTCTTTAGATTGTCTTAATTACAAAGATTGTAATTTAATTTTTGTTGTTAGAGATGATACTGTTTATAATTTTCATATAGATGAATTACTCAAAAAGAAATTTGGTGAAGATATTAAAATAGTAGTCCTCGATGAATTGACAGAAGGATCTGTTTGTAGCTGCTTGTATGCTGAGAAATATATTGATAATGATGCGCCATTGATTATTCATACATTGGATATTGAGTTTCGTCCTGTGTATAATCCACATGATATGAATACTCTTAATGCTGATGGTCTTATCTTAACCTTTAAATCCAACTCTTCAAACTATAGTTATGCTGATGTTGATGAAAATGGATTTGTTAAAAGAACAGCAGAGAAAAAAGCAATCAGTTCTAACGCTTGTGTTGGAATCTACGGATTTAAGAGAGGATCTGATTTTTGCAAATATGCAAAAGATATGATTCAAAGAGATTTGAGAACTAACAACGAATTCTATATTTCTCCTCTTTATAATCTACTAGTAGAAGATGGAAAAAATATTCTCACAAAAGATGTTGATAAAATGCATGTGTTTGGAACTCCAGAAGAGTTTCATTTTTACAAAGATAATGTAATACGCAAAATTGGAGATAAACCAATCGCCATTTGCTCAGATCATTCTGGATTTGGTGCAAAAGAACAATTTAAAATTGTTTTAGATAAACACAACTTAGAATATATTGATTTTGGTACTATCTTAAATAAGGATTGTGATTATAGAGACTACATTGCACAAGCAGTAAAAGCAATTGCTGAAAGAGATTGTGATTATGGATTTGGATTTTGTCGAACAGGACAGGGTGTAAATATTTGTGCTAATAAAAATAAAGGAATCAGGTCTGCATTGATTTACGATGAATTTTCTATGGAAATGGCTATTAGACATAACTGTGCAAACTTCTTTGCAATTCCTGCGAAAGATGTTAATATTGATATATTAGATAAGTATCTAGAAATTTGTTCTAGTCATACATTTGATGGTGGAAGACACCAAGTAAGAATTCAAGAATTGGAAAAATGATAGAGGCAAACATTAAACAATTTAAGGGTGGATGGTTTGTTGGTGATTTTGATCCATCATTATTTAAAAATCCTTTCTTTGAGGTCGCACATCATAAACATACTAAAGGTCAAGAGACATTTCCACATTATCATAAAGTAACCAATGAATTAAATTATATTGTAAAAGGTGAATTGATGGTTTCTGGAAAACATTTAAAGACTGGTGATATGTGGATTTATGAACCAAACGAAGTTTCTGATGTTGAATTTCTAGATGATACCGAACTTATAATAGTAAGGTGGCCTTCTATTCCTTCCGATAAGTATAATGTATGAAAATAGCTTTATGTTTTTCTGGTCAACCTAGATTTGTAAATGAGTGTTCTGATTTAATTTTGAATAACGTTATTCAAAATTATGATGTCGATGTTTTCGCTCATCTTTGGTTTGATGAAGATCTTCAAACTAAACCATATAAGTATGGAGGATCGGGTGGATGGAAAGATCAAAGAATACCTAGTACTTCAATAGATGATTTTAAAAAAATTTACAATCCGATTCAAATTTTGATAGAATCAAGTAAAAGTTTTGGGGATCAAAATCTAGATATTGATTTTGAATTATCTGAAAAAAAATATTGGTCTGGTGGATTAAAAACAGAACCTGATTATAAAAGACGACAAATTAACAATAGTTTGTCATATTTTTATAGTTTGAGTGAGGTGAATAGGATAAGAAAATTATATGAATATGATAAAAAGATTCAGTATGATTATGTAATTAGATGCAGAACCGACACCCAGGTTAATAATTTAATTCCATTTGAACTGTTTGATCCAAATGCTTTGCACTGCACTTCTTTAATGCAACAACCACCGTTTATTAATGACTGGTTTAATTTTGGTGGATCTGAAGTAATGGAGAGTTTTATGGGAGTATTTCCTCTTTTGAAACATTTGATGAATAAAACAAAACTAAGAAGAGAAGGAACATGGTGTATAGAGTTAGTTCATGCTGAATTGTTGGATAGAATGGATGTTACTGTGCAGAGACATCCATTCTCAGTTTCTCTTCCCAGATTTTAATTTTAGATATGAAACTCATAGCACATAGGGGAAATATTAATGGACCAAATCCTTCTCAGGAAAATAATCCAAATTATATCGATCAAGCAATTCAATCTGGATTTGATGTTGAAATTGATCTTAGATATGTTAATAAAGAGTTTTACTTGGGACATGATGATTCGCAGTATCAGGTTTCTATAGAATGGTTAGTTGAGAAAAATAATTTTCTTTGGATACATTGTAAGGATTTTAATTCACTTGAAATTTTATCTAATATCTCAGTTGATTTTAATTATTTTTGGCATGAACGTGACAAATATGCTTTGACAAGTCAAGGATATATTTGGTCTTATCCTGGTCAACAATACAGTTCTAAAACAGTTGTTGTTATGCCAGAAAAAAATGACTCGCTTAAATTTTATTCTACTGAAGAGAATATGCATATGAGTAACTATGAATGTTTTGCGATTTGTAGTGATTTTGTAAATAAAATAAAATGAATTCTGTAATAGCAAAAGCACCACTAAGGTTAGGGTTGTCTGGGGGAGGGACAGACCTTGAACCATATTGTAGTGAGTATGGTGGAGTCGTTTTAAGTGCTACCATAGATCAATATGCATATTGTAAAGTAGAACCTGATGATGACTGGATTTTTAAAAGTATTGATTTAGATCTAGAAGAAAGATTTGAATTCTTACCGAATGATTATATTGAGGATCATCCACTTAAACTTTTAATTAACACATATTTCTATTTGGTTAATAAGAGTGTTTTTAAAAGTCCAGTTAAAATAACAACGTATTGTGAAACACCTCCAGGAAGTGGATTGGGTAGTTCTAGTGCAGTTGTTGTTTCTTTGATTGCTGCTCTTTCAGAATATCTTGGTGTTCCTATGGGAGAATATGATATTGCTAAATCTGCTTTTGAAATTGAAAGAAATATTTGCAAACTCCCTGGAGGCAAACAAGATCAATTTGCTGCTGCTTTTGGTGGATTTAATTATATTGAATTTTTCAAAGGAGATCAAACAATTGTAAATCCTCTTCGGTTAAATTACAAAGTACAAAATATGTTAGAAATGAACACTGTTTTGTATTACGTTGGAAAACCAAGAAAAGATGCAAGAGTCATTGAAACAAATATGAATAACTTAAAGACGGATTTGAAATCCATTCAAGCTACACATGAAATTAAAAAGGCTTGTGAAGATTTTAAAGTTCGACTTTTAACTGGTGATGTTAAAGGTATATCTCAACTTATGAATGATTATTGGAGTTTAAAATTAAAAACAAGTGATAAGATCGGATCAGACGAATTGATGGAAGTTTATGATTTTGCTTTGCAAAATGGTGCCACTGCTGCTAAAATATCAGGGGCAGGTGGTGGAGGTCATATGATATTATTCACAGAATTTGAAAATAGACATAGACTTATATCTTCCTTAAATAAAAGAAACACTGGAAAGGTAGTTCCTTTTAAATTTGTAAAGCATGGGGTTGATGTATGGAGACCATAGAATTTCACCCAAAAGGATGGGGATTTGAAAAATGGATTGTAAACTGTGAAGAGTATTGTGGAAAATTACTTTATTTTATAAAAGATAGAAAATGTTCTTGGCATTATCACAAACTTAAAGATGAAGTATTCTACGTTCAGAGTGGAAAGATTGCTGTAAAATATTCGGAAAAGGATGACATTGATAAAGCTAAAGTTATTGTTTTATGTAAAGGAGATAGGTTTCATGTTCATAGGGGACTTAGACATCAAATGATTGCCCTTGAGGACACAGAATTATTTGAGTTTTCTACACAACATTTTGAAGATGATAGTTACAGAGTTATCAAGGGGGATTAAGTTATATTTGTTAGTTGGGGGAAGAGGTACTAGGCTTTCTTCAATTACTAATGGACTTCCAAAACCATTGGTGGATGTTAATGGTAAATCATTCATTGAACGTGTATTAGAAAATATTTCTGGATTTGATATAACACTTGTTTGTTCTGATTTGAATTATAAATTTTTCCAAAATCTTGGAGTCGATGTTCTTAATGAAGGACAACTTTCAGGGACTGGAGGATTTCTTTCTAAGATTGATTTGCCAGAATCATTCTATGTGATGAATGGAGATACATTTTATTCTGGAAATCTCAATTTGGATTGTGATAAAACAACAATTTTTGTAAGTAGGGAAAAAACAACAGGTGATGAGGGATATATTCTTGGTAAAGATGGTAAAGTAAATACTTATATTGAAAAAAATATATTTTCATCTGGAGAAACACATCTAGTCAATCTTGGAATTTACAAATTTTATAAGAAAGATTTGTTGTTACCTGACAGATTGCCTATTAGCATAGAGTATGATATACTGAATTATATTGATTTATCCTATCAAGTCATAGAAACAAATAGATTTGATATTGGAACACCTGAACGTTTGGAGAGATTTAAAAAATGGTGTGTTTGATTACTGGCACTGCTGGTATGATGGGGTCTCATTTATATGAGAATTTATTGAAGCACAATTACAATGTTGTACCAACATATTTTAACCCAACAATTGACTCTAAGGATAAAATACTTGATAATTTCAATGTTATTTTGGATGTTTTGAACAGAGATAATATTCGTTCTGTTCTTTTAAAATATAAACCATCTGTAATTTATCATTTAGCCGCGCAGAGTAGACCTGATATTTCATTTAGAGATCCAGTTCATACAATTAATACAAATGTAATTGGAACAACGAATCTTCTTGATTGTTGTGTTGATCTGGGAATCAACCCATTATTCATTAATGCATCATCATCTGCTGTGTATGGCGATATTAATTGGTCTGTACCTCCTGATGAAAATAGAAATTGCAATCCTCTTTCTCCATATGGAACTTCTAAATTAACTCAAGAGCATATTGTAAAAAATTATTATCAAATGCATGGTATTGAATATGTGAATGTGAGAATTTTTAATTGCACTGGTCCTAGAAAAATTAACGATTTTGTGTCTGATATATGTCAGAGAGTTGTAAAAAAACAATTCCCATTGAGAGTTGGAAATTTAACTGGAGTTAGGTCTATTGTTGATGTAAGAGATTTGACGGAAGGATTAGTTCTTTGCCAAAATATTAGGAATGAGACTATTAATCTTGGATCTAATGTTGCGTTAAATATTTCTGATGTTTTTAAAATGATCGTGGGTGATAATAATTACTATATTGATGATCAATTGTTTAGACCAACTGATGAACCTATTATCATTGGAAACATAAATAAGGCAAAGAAAATCTTAGGGTGGAAACCTAAAATATCTTTACAAAAAACCATTTCTGATACACTTGATTATTGGAGAAATTTATGAAAATTGTTATTTGGGGATATAAATCAAACTCACACACTCACCACTATACTCATTCTGCTTTTTATAAAGCCTTCCAACATTTGGAATATGAAACTTATTGGTTTGATGATTTAGATTATCCTGAAAATTTTAATTGGGATGATTGTATTTTTTGGACAGAAGGATTTGCTGATAAAAATATTCCCCTAAACAAAAAAAGTGTCTACTTCGTTCATGTGTGTCCTGATCCTGCAAAATACATAAACGCTGGTGTTAAAAAATTTATTGATGTTAGAGCTAGTGGTATCTGGCAAAAAGATCATGTATATGATTTTACTTTGGATAAAACTAAAGTAAAAAAAGTAGGTCCTTGTTGCTATCTCCAAGAGAAAAAAGAACGTAGAGTTCAGGTTTTAAATCAATATCATAAGTACTGGATTCAGGATTATGATAAGTTGTATATTTCTTGGGCTACAAACATGTTGCCAGAAGAATTTAATTTTGAAGATATTTACTATCCAAGAGAAAATAAAATATATTTTTGCGGAAACCTTTCTGATCAAGGAGTGTGTGAAAATTATAGTACTTTTAAACCATTTATTGAAGAGTGTTTTAATAATGGTATAGAATTCATACATAATAATCCATTTGCCAATCCTCTCAGTCAAGATGAGGTAATACTCAGAACTAAAAAGTCAATCCTTGGAATTGACATTCGAGGACCAGAGCATCTTCGCAATGGGTACATTCCATGTAGAATGTTTAAATCTATTAGTTGGGGTCATTTGGGAACTACTAACTCTGAAGAAGTATATAAAGAATCGGAAGGTCATTGCATTTATCAACCAAACACATCTCAACTTTTTTATGATGCAATGGAGAAGCGTTTAGATTATGAGTTTATAAAAAAATCCATGATGTATGTTAAAGAAAATCATACATTTGTGAATCGCGTAAAATCTATTATGGAGTTAGTATGAGAGAAGTAACAATTGTATCTGCTCTTTTTAATATTGAAAGAGAGGGAATGGATGGAAGAACATGGGAAGAATATTTAAAGTGGTTTGATATCACCTTAAAATTAAAGTGCCCAATGGTTCTTTTTATTACAGAGGACATTAGAGAATTTGTTGAATCTAGAAGAACACAAATTCCCACAGAAATTATAGTTCAAAGTGTTGATGATATTCCATATTATCACCTCAAAGATAAAATTCAATCAGTTTTAGATTCTGATGAATATATTAAGAAGATTTCAGATCCTGAGAGAATAGAATGTAAACATGCGTTGTATTCTATAATTCAATATTCTAAATTTAAGTGGATGAAACAGGCTGCGGAAGAAAATCCACATGGATCTGAATTTTTTCTGTGGTTAGATGCGGGAGCATCAAGATTCTTTGGTGATTATGATTTATCTAAAGAATATCCAAGTCAATCAGCAAAAGAATCTTTACTGGGAATAGGAGAAAGTTTTTTATTTCAAATGAACTGTGATTATTATCCAGATCTTTTCAATGCCGATAAATTACCTCTAGAATATCTTTACGATAACCGCTCTTATGTGCTAGGATCCATGTTTGGAGCACATAAAAGTTCTATCCCAAAATTGTGTGATATGGTAGAGAATATTTTTGTAAATGAAATGATTGAGACTGGGAGCGTTAATAATGAACAAATTGCTTTAGGATATCTTGTTAAAAAATATTCTGATGACTTTGCATTGTATTCCAGAACAAATGGAAAACATTTGGATATTTTTTCTGAATTGGGTAAGCAATGAGAATCGCAATAGTTGGTCCAGGTATCATGCCAATCCCTCCTACTGGGTGGGGTGCTGTTGAGATTCTTATTTGGGATCAGAAACAAGCACTGGAAAAATTGGGTCATGAGGTGTACATTATTAATACTCAAAATCCAGTAGAAATTATACAACAAATTAATTCATACAAACCTGATTTCGTTCATGTTCAGTATGATGATTTTGTTGAAGTAGTCCCTTATATACAATATCCATGTGCGATCACAAGTCATTTTGGATATCTAGAGCAACCAAATAGGTGGGATTATTATGGACCTAAAGTAGCACAGAAGTTTTCTCAAATTAAACCAAGAACCTTTTGTTTGTCTCCAGGAATCAAAAAAATCTATCAAGAGATGATGGAATTTCCATCTGATAAATTATTTGTTACTCCGAATGGAGTTAATCTTGAAAATTTCAAAGTAACAAATAATCCAGAGTGCCCTGACAAATCAATTTATCTTGCTAAGATTGATTACCGTAAGAGACAGTTTATGTTTCAATCTATTAGCAGTGTTTGGTATGCTGGTAATAATGCGGATCCAAGATTCAATACCAATACAAATTATCTTGGTGAATGGTCGAAAGAACATCTTTACAAAAATCTCACCGAGTTTGGTAATTTGATTCTTTTGAGTGATGGAGAGGCACATCCTTTAGTTTGTTTGGAAGCATTTGCTGCAGGTCTTGGAGTTGTTGTAAGTCAGTGGGCTGCTGCTAATTTGGATACTAGTAAGGGATTCATTACAGTAATACCAGAATCAGAGATTGGTAATATCAAACATGTAGAATCTAAGATTATTGAGAACAGAGAGTACTCTGTAAACAATAGGGATGAGATTCTAGAGTATGCTAATCAATTTGAATGGTCTAATGTAGTTGAAAAATACTATGTTCCAGCAATGAAAAAAATTATTGAGAGTTATCAATGAAAAACTTAGTCAGCATCTTTGCAGGTCATGATGCAAATATCTCATTCTATAATGCCAAAGAGGATAAGTATTATACGATTGAGATTGAAAGACTTGTAAAGAAGAGATACTTCCGTTTGCATGTAGATAATGATGAGCAAACTGTCCGGGACATTCTATTCGAATGTAGAAACATTGCTGCTACAGAATGGGACATCACTAATGATTATGAAGCAGTTTTAATTTCTTCCGATGGTTGGATTAATCCTCCATCAATTGTCAGAGAAGTGTTTAATACTGAATCAGTAAAGACTCTTGCAAGGCATCATGATACTCATGCTGCAGCAGCATTCTACAAGTCTCCATTTGATGAGGCACTGATCATCTCTTATGATGGTGGTGGTGATGATGGTTTCTTTAACATTTATTATGGTGGTCCTAATGGCATTGAGTTTTTTGAGAAGATTCAAGCAGACTTTGGTGGAGCATATCTTCTGTGTGGTTCACTGATTCGTGAGGTCGCAGAGAAGAGTAAGCATCAACTTGCTTTGTCTGGTAAGTTGATGGGTCTTTGTGCATACGGAAAGGTCATTGATGAGTATGTTCCTGCATTTAAAGAGTTCTTTTTTGATAAGGACTATCGCAAGCTTGCAGAAACAACTGGACTGCCTCTTAAGAACATTGACGATCCATGGGCAAATCCTTTAGAGAACTGGGTCTTTGGGGGTCAAGAGGCATATGATATTGCTGCCACTGCACAGGCTGCATTTGAGGATGCGTTCTTTACTATTCTAGAGCGTTATGATCCTGAACTTCCATTAGTCCTTACTGGTGGTTGTGCATTGAATGTTCTGGTCAATGAAAAGATCAAGACATGCACTAAGAGAAAGTTGTATATACCACCCGATCCTCATGATGGAAGTCTTTCTTTGGGTCATCTTTTCTTGTATCGTAAACCATCCAAGAAAGTTGAAATTGCATATTCTGGACTTCCGTTACTTGATCGTCATACACTCAAGAAAAGAATCAAAGAGTATGATGCAAAGAAGATCTCCAAGGCAGATGCTGCTCAACTGTTGAAGGATGGCAACATCATTGGATTTGTGTATGGCGACTCTGAGGTAGGCCCAAGAGCACTTGGTAATAGATCTATCGTATGTGATCCTAATATCAGAGAGATGAAGGACATTCTCAACGCAAAAGTTAAGTTTAGAGAATGGTATCGTCCCTTTGCACCCTTCTGTAAGAAGGAGGAAGCGCACAAGTATTTTGATTCAAGAGACTTTGAGAATCTTGAGTATATGGGTTATGCCCCTAAGGTCCGCGATGAATATGTAGAAAAACTTCCTTCTATTACTCATGCAGATAACACTGCAAGACTTCAAACAGTAACTGAGGAATCACATGCTCACTTCTATGAGTTACTTACAGAGTTTGGCAAGATCTCTGAGACAAATGTTCTTTTGAATACTTCATTTAACATCCGAGGATATCCTATTCTGTCTACAATAGAGGATGCACTGTATGCTCTAAATAACACTGAAATGGATTATGTTGTGATTGAAGATTATCTTTTTAGTAAAGCAGTATGAAATTTGAAATAGGTAACTACACTCTTGAGTGTGATATTGATCCCACAGTAGAAAACAACGCAAGTGACAAAAAGATTCCAATCGAAAGTATTGGATTTGTCTATAACTGTTTGTTCAAACAAAAGAGAGCATTTGAACATTCGGTAGAAGCAATCAGAGAAGTATATCCAGATGCAAAAATCTATGCTGTCTCTGATGGTGGATTGGATTACTCTTATCTTGAAGATGAGAACTTTAAGTTTTCTATGGAAGAGGATACTGTTTCTGGATTGAAAGATATTAATGGTGAGAACTTTTTACAAGAAGAATACCAGCAAACAATCAAGAAAGGTATGGCTGCAACCATAGACAGGTTAGAGCGTAGTATTGAATACTGTGGAAATCCTGAATGGATTTGTATGACTGAACCTGATGTTCTGATTAGAGGTAAGTTGAGTTATCCTGAAAATGGAAAATTACTTGGATCCAGAATTAATTGTGGGTGGAGAACTTCTAAATCATTAGAACAAATTATGGGATTAAATGAAATCATTTCCAAATTTGATAGTTCTGTTCCTGTTTTACGTTGGGGTGCAGTTCCTGTAGTATTTCATACAAAAACTTTTCTAAAAGCACTTAGAATCTATAAAGATAATTTCGAAATTGTAGGCAAGTTTTCTGAAAAGCATTATGCTCCAGGAACATTCGATCTTTTTATTTGTTTAATTTTTGCTTTAATTGGTGAACCTGAAGTTTACAATTCAGAAGTAACTGAATGCCTAAGAAATCCAAATTGGGAAACATCCGATCATCCTATTGTTCATCAATATAGGGAATATTATCAACAGTCTGATTTTTATTAAGGAGATGAAAAATGAATAGAATAACTGACTATCCTTTACTTAGGGATAGAATTGTTGACTGGTTGAAAGAATATGCAATTCGAAATAATATAAAGTCTTTTGTGGTTGGAGTTTCTGGAGGTATTGACTCTGCAGTTACTTCAACCTTAGCAGCACATACAGGCATACCAACTTATGCTCTGGGAATGCCTATTCATCAGAACAAAGACCAAGAAAATCTTTCCGATACTCATCTTAAGTGGTTGAGTTCTGCATACGAAAATGTTACTACACTTAAGTATGATCTAACTGGAGTTTTTGATACATTTAAACAAACTATGAATGGTTATGGTGAGAATACTCACGCTCTTGCAAATAGTAGATCACGCCTTCGTATGGTGACTCTATATCAAGTTGCTGGATCTGTTGGTGGAATTGTGGTAGGCACTGGTAATAAAGTCGAAGATTATGGTGTAGGGTTTTATACTAAATATGGTGACGGAGGAGTTGATATTGCTCCTATCGCAGATCTCTATAAGACAGAAGTATGGGAACTTGGAAAATTCTTTGGTATTGATCAGAGAATTATTGAAGCATCTCCAACAGATGGTCTTTGGGACGATGGAAGAACGGATGAGGATCAACTTGGTGTCTCTTATGCTGAATTGGAAGAAGCTATGGAAACTGGTGGTGGACCAGGACTAGAGCCTCTTCTTAGATTTTCTTCTATGAATCAACACAAAATGCACCCTATTCCCACATTTAAACTATGACAGTTACGATTGAAGAAGTACGGCAGTTCTGGAATGCTAGACCTTGTAACGTAAGACATTCAAAAAAAGAAGTTGGATCTAAAGAATATTTTGATGAGGTAGAAAGAAAAAGATATACGGCAGAACCTCACATTAAGAAATTTGCTGACTTTGAAAGTTGGAATGGAAAAAAAGTTTTAGAGATTGGTTGCGGTCTTGCTACTGAGGGAATTAATTTTTCTAGGAATGGTGCAGAATATTCCGCTACGGATTTGTCAATTGAATCTCTTAACCTTGCAAAAAAGAGATTTGATGTGTATAATGAAAGAGGAAGTTTTTATCTTGGGAATTCTGAGGAACTATCTTCTTTTGTTCCTATTGAAACTTATGATCTGATCTATTCCTTTGGTGTCATTCATCACAGTCCTCACCCAGAAAAAATTATTTCTGAGATCAAAAATTATATGGATACAAATAGTGTGCTTAAAATTATGCTATATGCCTCAGAATCTTGGAAGAATTATATGATTGAGGCAGGACTTGATCAACCAGAAGCGCAGTATGGATGTCCTATTGCAAATACTTATACTAAAGAGGAAGTAAAAACTCTTCTGGATGGATTTGAAGTCATTAGTATAGAGCAAGATCATATTTTCCCATATCAAATTAAACCCTATAAAGAAGGTAGATTTGAAAAAGAACCTTGGTTTGAATCTATGTCAGACCAAATGTTTAATACACTAAAGAAAAATCTTGGATGGCACTTACTTATTACAGCAAAATTAAAGGAGAATTGATATGACGAGGAAGTTATCTACTAAAGTTGCGATGATTGGAGTTGGAAAACTGGGACAAGCTTGTGCTGAAGTGATGGCAGAATCGTATCCAGTTGTTGGTTATGATGTTTCTCCCAGAAATCCCAGAAATTTTAGAATGGTAGATACCGTTCAGGAAGCAGTTGATTTTGGTGATATTATTTTTATCGCTGCTCCAACACCACACGATCCAGCATATGATGGGCGTCAACCAACACATCATCTTCCCAATAAAGATTTTGATTATTCAATCGTCAAGAGTATTCTTTCTGACGTAAATCAATATACAGACAAGTCAAAACTTGTTGTTTTAATCTCTACTGTTCTGCCAGGAACCACACGAAGAGAACTTGAACCTCTTATTACAAACGCTAGGTTTGTCTATAACCCTTATTTGATTGCTATGGGCACAGTTGGTTGGGATTTTTCCAATCCAGAAATGGTTATGATTGGAACAGAAGATGGTTTTGAAACTGGCGACGCAAAAGAACTTATTCAGTTCTATCGTCCGATGATGAATAATGATCCACGTTATGTTGTCGGAACTTGGGATGAGTGTGAATGTATTAAGATTTTCTACAATACTTTCATTTCTGCGAAGTTAAGTCTTGTGAATATGATTCAAGATGTGGCAGAAAGACAGGGCAACATTAATGTTGATGTTGTAACTGATGCACTCAAGAATTCTGATCAGAGAATTATGGGTCCTCGTTATATGAAAGCAGGTATGGGTGATGGTGGTGCTTGTCATCCTAGAGACAATATTGCTCTCCGTTGGATGTCCGATAACTTGAATCTTGGATATGACTTGTTTGATGCCATTATGGAAGCAAGAGAGATTCAAGCAAAGAATCTTGCCGAAAAACTTGTTGAACCGAGTCTTCCTGTTGTAATTATTGGTAAGGCATACAAACCCCACGTTCATTATGAGGATGGTTCTTACAGCATTCTTGTTGGTCATTATGTAGAAGAACTTGGTGGAACCGTTTATTATGATGACGATTATACGGGAGACAAACCACCCGCAAATCTTGGACCAGCATCCTATCTTTTAGGACACGATCCAGAAACGACATTTTTGGGGTGCTTAGATCCTGATCCCGACAAACAAGAAAATTCTATTTTCCCTGCAGGTTCTGTTATTGTGGATCCTTGGAGAAAGTGTCCAAATATTTCTGGGTGTACAGTTATTCATTATGGAAACACTAGACTGAAAAAATAATGATTATTATTGACAATAACAAGTCTGCGTTTAAATTAAAGAACTTTAGTCCCGTATATTGTATTAATCTGGATGATCAACTGGATAGGTGGCAATATATGGAGGATCAATTTAAGTATTGGGAAGTAGAAAACTACACACGCATTTCTGCTTATGATGGGCGTGAGGATGATCTGAGTGATATTATCACTGGTAGATATCCAGAAATGATGTCATCCGGTGAAATTGGTTGTATTGCATCACACCTTAAAGCAATCAAATATTGGTATGAGACTTCGGATAGTCCGTATGCAATTATTATGGAAGATGATTGCAACTTAGATCTAGTCAAGTATTGGAATTTTAGTTGGAATGATTTTTACGCACACATTCCTTATGATTGGGATGTTGTTCAAATTGCAATTATTTGTACCGGAGATATTCACGTTAAACTTCATAAAAGATTTGTGAATGATTTTTCTACTGCTTGTTACTTGATCACTCGTCATCACGCAGAAAAACTTCTGAAGTTTCACGTAAAAGGAAATAAGTATCGTCTTGATAATGGCGTCAAACCACGCCCAGTTGCTGATGATTTAATCTATAATTCAGGAAACACTTATTCTATTCCTCTTCTTTTATATAAAATTGAACTGGGGTCATCTATTCATCCGGAACATATTGATGCTTTCCACAGAGGAAATCACAATGCATTAACCAATTTCTGGCAACAAAATGGCGCTTCTATTGATATTAAAGATTATATGAATTATGACCCTTACCTTGGTCGAATAACTGAAAATTCTGCTGCTCAGCAAAACTCTTGACATCAGAAAAGATACGTATTATACTAAATAGGTACTTAAGAATTCTGTTGTAATTCTTAACATTTAAATGTCGTTTAGTACTAAAAAACAAAATTTATGATTACTCGTTCAATTCTTGCTGCTAGTGTTGCTGCTGCTTCTCTCGCAGCTCCTGCTATGGCACAAGTCACTAACGTGACTCAACTCAAGGATGTGCAACCTACCGATTGGTCTTATCAGGCGCTTTCCAACCTGATTTCACGTTACGGTTGTGTTGCTGGTTATCCCAATGGCACTTTCCAGCCTGGTCAACCCGCCTCCCGTGCTGAGCTTGCTGCTCTCACTAATGCTTGCCTTGACCGTATTGGTGAATATCAGAGTGCTGCTGATGCTGCTCTCGCTGCTGCTCTTCGTGCTCAATTCTCCAAGGAAATCGCTGCTACTAACACCCGCGTGAGCGCCCTTGAGGTTGCTGCTGCTCAGAAGGCACAAGGCGTTGGTAACTACCTGGGTGTTGGCGTTCTTCTCAATCAGCAAGGCACTGCTGGTAATGGTTTCAGTGCTCAGCGTACTATCTCTGGTGCTACCGTTCAAGCACGTTATGCTGTGAAGAACTTTACCAACCTGAATGCTGTTTCGGTTCGTCCTTATGCTAGCTTCGTAGGTACTCCTGCTGGTCAACTGGGTTCTGGTGGTGGTGCTCTGGTGTCTTATGACTGGAGCATCTCTCGTGCCAAGTCTGGTGTGAGCCGTGCTAACGTTTACACTGGCGTTGGTTACCAGATCCCCTTCGTGAACAACACTGCTGCTAACTATCAGTCTGCCGTTGGTAATCGTGGTCAATTCGTGCTTGCCGTTGGCGTTGAAGGTCGTATCACCAACTCACTGGTTGGTTTTGCTGATCTGAAGTTCCCCACCACCAATGCTGCTAATAGCTACGGTGCTACCAACGGAACTTATTCGCCTGTGTTCACCACTGGACTTGGTTTCAAGTTCTGATACACTACTCATAAGTTGAGTGAAACCACCCCTTTCTGGGGTGGTTTTTTATGAATTGAAAACACAGGGACTTGACACCTCTTTATTTTTTCTATATAATTGTGTAACAATTCGTAATAAAACGAAAATGACCGTAACAACTAATGAACGTGGTCAGCAAAATATGTTTGCGAAAGAACCACAAATGTACATCTCCCAATCCGATGCAGAGCGTTATGCACTTCAAACACATGCTGAACGTGCCGAACTTGCAAATTCACGCTGGGCAATGGTCGGCATTATTGCTGGTGCTATTTCTTATGCTCTCACTGGCAAACTCTTCTTCGGAATCTTCTGATGACTGAACTTATTTGGATAGTAACCACTGTTGCTTTTTTTGTGACTTTGGGTTATGCTGTGGAGAAACTTGCTGAAACTTATTGATGCTTGGAAATCTTGAACCTGAAGAATCTGTGATGTCTAGAGGTGGTTGGTTGGGAAAACTCTCAATTGCTATCCAAGAACTTCAAGAATCTGGTGCTTGGGATATAGATGATGAACTTAAAGTTTGTATCGCAGGCACTTTACCTAAAGATAAATTTATTGTAATTCAAAATACTACTAAGAGGACACAAAAATGAAATTCGGATGGACTGAACAAAACGAAAAACTAAATGGAAGACTGGCAATGTTAGGATTTGTTATTGCAGTTGGCACTTATCTCACAACTGGTCAGGTAGTGCCAGGAATCTGGTGAAATAAGAGGAGGGATAAACCCCTCCTTTTTTCATAAATATAACGCAGAGTTGCTACAAATATATGTTAGTAGATCTTCATAACTTTTTTAAACATTACGATGAAAAGAATCCAAAGCACGTTGCTGCTGTAGAAAAACTTGAAAAAGACTTGTTTCTAAAATCTCAAGACTTGATTCAAGATGAATCTGAATGGGTAAAAATTTTTAGATCAAAACCAGAAGCACCAAAATCAAATATCTTAACCGTTCCATTTTATCCACAAACAGATAACTACAGAGATGCTAATCGCACCTGTAACTCATCTGCTTGTGCTATGTGTTTAGAATACTTTAAACCTGGCACACTTAAAGGAGCAAAAGGTGATGATGCTTATGTCCAAAAAGTATTTGCAATTGGCGATACGACAGATCACGTCGTTCAAACCCGTGTTCTGGCATCTTATGGAATTAAGTCACATTTTAGTTATAGTTTATCTTTTAATGACCTTGACCGTGAGCTTGCTGCTGGCAGACCCGTGGTTATTGGCATTCTCCACCGTGGTCCTTTATCTGCTCCTACTGGTGGCCACATGGTTCCCGTGATTGGCAAAACTCCTGGTGGAGATTATGTGGTTAACGATCCTTATGGGTCATTAAACGATGGATATACAAGTGCCGTAACCAATGGTAAAGGTGCTGTGTATAAGAGATCTGATCTTTCTCGTAGATGGTGTCCTAAAGGAAATGATGGATGGGGAAGAGTTTTTGATGCAAAAAAGTCATGAAAATTCCAACATCAGGAATTAAATTAATTAGAGAATTTGAGGGGTGTCATTTAAAGGCATATCCAGATCCTCTGACTGGCGGACTTCCAATCACAATTGGTTGGGGAAGTACAAGAGACTTTGATTATACTCCATTTAAAAGAGATAGATCTATCACTCAAGAATATGCAGATCGTCTTTTAGAGCACGATGTATTGAATCGTTTCCTTCCTAAACTTTCCAAAATTCCTTATTGGAATGAAATGAATGATAATCAAAAGGGAGCATTACTTTCTTTTGCATATAATCTTGGTTCTGATTTTTATAATGCTCCCGGTTTTAATACAATTACTAGAAAATTAAAAGAAAAAGATTGGAAAGGAATTCCTGCGACTCTTGAAATGTATCGTAACCCTGGCAGTAAAGTTGAAGCAGGATTGCTTAGAAGAAGAAAAGCAGAAGGAAAACTTTGGAATTCCTAGTCTTCTACTTTAGTTCTCAAAGCAATCACTGTAGTTAAGATTGCAAGTAAAGTTTCATATCCTCTTCTCTCAGATTCTTTGCAATCTAAGGGTGGAGGATTTTTTAGTGTTCCTAGTGCATTTGCCGCATTAATTGAACCAGGGAGCATAAAGTTGCAGGCAATGAAATTAAGACCAACAAATCCAACTGCTGATACACAAACTATAAAAATAAGTTTGTTTAGATTGAGTTTCATCTTCCTTCCTGTTTATGAATCCAGATTTTCAGATCTTTTACATACTTTCTTAATACTTCTGCTTGTGATAAGTGCCACTCATCTCCCGTTTTAGTGTAATTTTTAATGTGCTCGTCAACTGCATCAAGGCATTTTTTGATGACGGGATTCCAAGGTTCCCGAATTGGAGTATTCCATTCCCGTGGCATTTTGGGAAAGCAATTTTAAATATTTATTGAAATTAAGTCGTTTTACCTATTGACAGGATTTCCTGACAATGTTATGATAAATACATCAACAAGTTAAGGAATGTAACAAATCCTTAATGTTGTCCTCTACCTAACCGAGACCTATGGGGAGGTTAAACACAGTCTCTCATATCCCGCCTGAGGGTGGTGTAGGAATACTGTACTTGTTCAGCATAAATAAGATATAAATGAAATTTATAAAATGTCTCTATCCACTAATACTGTTTATAGACTTTTTGTAGAAAAACTTGGTGGTGCTAATCCAACTACCTTTGTGGGGGATGAAGGTGAAGTATTTTATAATCCAAATGATGGTGTTCTAAAAATATCAGATGGTTCTACTCCAACTGGAATAGTTATGAACCCATTAATGCCAGTTGGTTTTTTTACACCACCAGACAATCACTGGTATGTAAATCCAGCTAGAACTGATACATACACTTCAACTGGTTCTGTTGCCACTCCTTATAAAACTGTTGGTGCAGCATTAAGTGCAATTCAAAATGCTCTACAAACTGGAATTGTATCTTTTACTGATAATGGAGATAGTATTGCAAATCCACAATTTATTATTCTTCAAAGTTCTACAACAGAGAATATAGGACTTACAACAGGACACATTTATATTCAAGGAGATACTGCAAGTGGTTCTCAAATGCCCATATGGATTTATGGAACAGTCACCATCAATCCAACAGTAGGAAGTTTATATCAAAACCGATTTGGTATTTCTAATCTTGGTATTGTAAATACTGGAAGTAATCCTGGTATTGGGACAACACACTCATTAATAGTTACTGGTTCAGCACCTCTTCGTTGTTATCTAAATGATTGTAATATCATTGCAGGTTCTACAGGAAACCAGGCAATTTTTATGGATAATAGTGGAACTGGAACTCAATTATATGCAGAAGTTCAACAATTATCCAGAGCAGGTACATCAGGAACTGATTATGTTGTAAAAGTCAGTAAAGGATATGCATTTTTTAATAACTGCTCAACTGGTGGTTCAACTGCTACATTTAATGTAAGTGGAACAGGAACTCTACAAATCCAGTATAGTAAGATTGAAAGTGCTGGAGAAGCCTGTGTAAAAGTTGATGGTGGAACTGCTATAGTTTCTAGCACATCTCTATTAAATACTGTAGGACATGGAGTATCAATGACTGCTGCTGGAACAGTTCTAATATCAATAAACAATTACTTTGATATACTTACATCTCCTGCTAGTAACAGAGCTATTGCTGGCGTCTCTGGAGTTACTGTTCTTCATTCCAATACAGTAGTTGCTTTTGGAAAAAATGCAAAGTATAGCACTGCAATTGGTGCTGGATATATTGGATTAGTAACTGCATTAACTGCAACATAATCTATTTGAGGAAGGGGGTTGACAGCAGGTTCTGATGGTGTTATGATAAATACATCAGCAAGTCAGGAAATCCTAACATTGCTAAGGTGCTTACCGAGACTTTGCACCATAAATACGTCTCTCATACCCACAATGGAGGGTGTTGTGGGAATACTGTAACTGTTCAATTCCCCTTGAACTCATACTTACCCCTTTAACAAATGACTGCTACAATTGCTACACGCCAATCAGGCGAAAATCTCTGGGAACGTTACCTTAGTTGGGTAACAAGTACAAATAATCGTTTATACGTCGGACATTTTGGAACCATTATGATTCCAACATTGCTTGCTGCAACTGTATGTTTCATCGTTGCCTTCATTGCCGCACCTCCGGTGGACATTGATGGTATTCGTGAACCTGTTGCTGGTTCACTTATGTATGGCAACAACATCATCTCAGGTGCTGTTGTTCCTTCAAGCAACGCAATCGGACTGCACTTCTACCCCATTTGGGAAGCAGCAAGTCTTGATGAATGGCTCTATAACGGTGGACCCTATCAGTTGGTTGTTTTCCACTTCCTTATTGGCATCTTCTGCTATATGGGTCGTGAATGGGAACTTTCCTATCGTCTTGGTATGCGTCCATGGATTATGGTTGCCTATAGTGCTCCTGTTGCAGCTGCCACCGCAGTATTTCTTGTCTATCCTTTTGGTCAAGGTTCTTTTTCTGATGGTATGCCTTTGGGTATTTCTGGAACCTTTAACTATATGTTTGTGTTCCAGGCTGAGCACAACATCCTGATGCACCCCTTCCATATGCTTGGAGTTGCTGGTGTATTTGGTGGTTCTCTATTCAGTGCTATGCATGGATCTCTGGTCACTAGCTCACTCGTTCGTGAAACAACGGAAACTGAATCGCAAAACTATGGATACAAGTTTGGACAAGAAGAAGAAACTTATAACATATGTGCAGCTCATGGATATTTTGGTCGTCTCATCTTCCAATATGCTTCGTTTAACAATTCTCGTAGTCTGCATTTCTTCCTTGCTGCTTGGCCCGTCGTGGGTATTTGGTTTGCCGCTCTTGGTGTATCTACTATGGCGTTCAATTTGAATGGTTTCAACTTTAATCAATCCCTGATTGATAGTCAGAATCGTGTAATTCCTACTTGGGCAGACATCCTAAATCGTGCTGGTCTTGGTATGGAAGTTATGCATGAACGAAACGCCCATAATTTCCCGTTGGATCTAGCATCAGTTGAAGCAACGCCAGTTGCCTTGACTGCTCCAACCATCGGTTGATATAAAACTCAAAAAATAAATAGAGGAGTTCCACAAGAACTCCTTTTTTTATGCTCCTCATCCTCCTCCTCTTCCAGATCTTCGGAGTGTTCCTCTTTCTAATGTCCCTATTATGATATCCTCAGACACTCCCTATAAACTCGCAGATATTATATGATTTTAAATTTTTGTGCTATATGTGGAACAAGAGATGATTTGCATCACCACCATTTTGTTGCTAAAAGTCATGGTGGTAGTGACGATGAAACAAATATGCTTACCTTATGTTTTAAGCATCATAATGAGATTCATAGTAAATCATATAGAAATAATCTTAATCATAGTAAATTAACAAAAGAAGGATTGCAAAGAGCAAGAGAACGAGGAGTTGTTCTTGGCAATCCAAATCTTGTAGAATACAATAAGATACTCAAACGTAAAGCAAAAAAATATGCTTGGGAACACAAAGACCTTATTTTATCTTTTCAGAACAACGGAATGACATATCGGCAAATATGTGCTGAAATGCAAAAGTTGGGTATTAAAACTAGTCATGGTTCTAATATCTGGCACCCTGTTCAAATAGGTAGAATATTGAAAAGAATTAAAAATGGTACTATTATATGATATCCTCAGACACTCCCTATAAACTTGCAGAAATTATCAGAGATACTTGGCCTCAACTTTACAGAAAACCAGAAGCATCTTACAATAAACAAAAGACTTTGAAAAATGAAAAAATACAATGAAGAATATTTTTCTGTAATTGAAACTAAAACAGGAAGAAAAATTGTTGATTGTGGTGATGAAATGGATGCATATGCAATGATTGCCTTTGACCCACAAAACCGAACGATTACAAGAAATAAAGTTTTGATGAGTCCAGTAATTGATGTTGAAATTCCAAAAGCACTTCCTACAACAAATGTCGTTGCATCAAACGTAAAAGAAGGTGAATGTACAACAAAACAACAACTACTTGATGCTGGACAATTAAAACTTCCAGAAGATCAAAGAATTCCAGTCAATGCTAAATAACTTTCAGTTTTATTAAGAAATATGAAATTTACAGTTTATTCAAAAGATGGTTGTCCATATTGCACAAAAGTTCAGCAGGTGCTAGAATTGGCAGAACTACAATACGTGGTTTACAAATTGAATGTAGATTTTACTCGTGAAGAGTTCTATGCCGAATTTGGAGAAGGGTCTACCTTTCCTCAAGTAATTGTTGATGAAAAACATATCGGAGGTTGCTCCGATACAGTTCAATATTTGAAGGAGCAAAATCTAGTTTAATGAATACTAATTTTCACGAAGTTTACAATGATGTTGAAAAGGCAATCGATTATGCCTTTAATGGACAATTTGTTTTGAAGTTTTATGATTATTTGAAAATTCGTGGAACAAAAAGATACGAAGTTGAAGAGTTTATTGAAAGCGCTACAGCAAATGAAATTAATAATCTTGTAATAGATTTGGATACGTATTTGGAAGGTGGTGCTGATGATCTTCATAAACAACTTCGTGAGGCTTATGGACATATTCCAAAACCTCAAGCAAGAAAAATTAGAAACTACATCTATGGCATCTTAGAAGATGCTTGGAAATATAGTAATGACAAACGACCAGGAAGACGCAAGAAAAACACTAAATAATAATGAACTCCAAATTAATCGGGGTGTTGAACTATTACTACGCAATAGGAGGAAGGAGAAATCAAAACCAAAAACTTTTCAAGTGAAGTTTGGTAAAATGATTTCTCTCTTCCGTAGAGAGTTTCATTTTTTTATTGAATTTCACTTCGACATTAGGAAAAAATAAACCTCTCTGGAGAAGAAAAATGTTAGCAGTAACTCTAACTATAGGAACATTAGTTTCAATTATGTTCTTTTTTGTAGGAGGTGTGGTAGGATGGTTAGCAAAAGAGCATTTCTATCAAACACAACCAATTTTTACACACCCAGAGATGTTTGACTCTAATGGTAATGTAATACCCGACGAAATTTTAGCTGTGAGATTTGAGAATGATTTTGATTATGATGATGAAGATGAAGATGAATAAATAAAACTGCCTGTGTGGTTCGCATCTATCGGGTAGAAAAGGTGTTTAGGCACCTTTTCTTTTATAAATAATATTGCGAATCACGATAGAGCAGAAATGTATTACACTTATGCATATTTGCGTGAGGATAGAACACCTTATTATATTGGTAAAGGTGAAGGTAATAGAGCATACAAATCACATAAAAGAAAAAATGGGCAGGAATTAAAACCAAAAAACAAAAATCAAATCATTATTCTTAAAAAATTTAAAAGTGAAAAAGAAGCATATATTCACGAAGAATATATGATATCAATTTTTAAAAGAAAATGTGATAGAGGCATTCTTGTAAATATATCTTTAGGTGGAGAACAACCAAATTCAAAATACAAAACTTTGGAAGAAAAGGTAGAAGCAAGAAGAATAAGATCTAGAA